AACAGGTGGATTATCAACAGCCACAGGTGGATTAGCAAGTGCAGCAAGTAGTGCAGCAAGTAGTGTAGCGGGTGGATTAACAGGTGGATTAGCAAGTGCAGCAAGTAGTGCAGCAGGTGGATTAACAGGATCAGCTTCATCACTTGCTAGCGGTATATCTAATTTACCAGGAGGACAATCTACTATTGCTTCGGTTGTGAATAAAGGAACCGGAAGTCTAAGCGGAGTGACAGATACATTATCAAGTGTTAACTCAATTACCAAAACTGCATCAAGTTCAGCATTGAATAAAATAAGTTCGGCAACTGCAGGATCAAGTGCCGCCGCTAGTTTACTTACAGGTGGCGCACTGACAGGTGCAGGCGCTTCTCTTGCAGGAGCACTAAACAATCCTGCAGCATCATTAAATATACCTAAAATACCCGGTATGCCTAGCATACCCGGTTTACCCGGTATTCCTAGTTTACCTAGTATACCCGGTTTACCCGGGTTACCCTCAGTTGATTCATTGACTAAGGGTTTACAAGCTGGAAAAACACCTTTATCAGCATTAGCTTCAACTGGTTTGTCAGCAGGAGCAGCAGCAGCATTAAGTGCTAGTTTGAATTCTTTAAGTACCTCTAGCCCCTTTCCAATAAAAATTCCAACAGTAGCTGAAAGCACAGTTGATAGAGGTGAATTAAATGCGTCAGTTGGTACTTTATTGGGTGATAAAAAAATACCAGTACCAAACTTTGGGGGAGGTGTATCTGCTGCTGCAACGGGTGCGCTACAGGCAGCTAATGATCGCCGATCATCATTAGAAAAATTTGAAGATGAACGTAAAGAGATATATGCTAAACAAAAAGCAATTACTGAAACAGCCAGAGCAGCATATCTAAAGGCTGATACTACCTTACCAGAAGGAGATCCTGAAATTGATAGATTGGGTTTAATTTTTATTGCCGAAGCAAAAAAGACAATAGCGATACTTGATGAAACAAGTGCAGGACGAAAAGCAATTCTTGGTAGTTAAATACTAAATAAGTTATAGGATAAAATATGCCCTCATACGTTGGATTTAGTACTGTAAATTCTGGAAAACCTCGTTCAACTAACTTGTCTACAGGTCCGGCTGGTGGAACTGGTTCTATGGTTACACCCTATGTCATAGGAAATAAATTTGGGTTAGTTGATTCGCCACTGGTTGTGCAAGACTTTGTTAATGCACTAAATATTCGGCAAGGCACAAAAGTAGGAAACCCTAGCTACGGGACTACCCTCTGGAGTTTTGTTTTTGAACCCAACACAGCAGATGTACAATTTCAATTAGAAACTGAAATACGCAGGATAGCCAACCAAGATCCAAGACTGATTGTAAATACTGTTCGTGCTTTCCCACAAGAAAACGGTATATTATTAGAAGTTGAAATGGCAGTTTCTCCCTTCAATCAAGCAAATTTGTTAAGTGTGTTCTTTAACAGCTCCACAAATCAAGCGGTCTTGCAATAACCCTTAAAAACCCAAGTTTTAAAGTATGATAAATACTTAAAAGAGAATACTTATGGCTACAAGTTCAAGACAATCAGCATTATTCGGGGTAAACGATTGGAAAGCAATTTACCAAACTTTTAATCAAGCCGATTTTAGAAGTTATGATTATGAAACCTTACGTAAAAGTTTCATAGATTACTTACGTGCATACTACCCTGAAACATTCAATGACTACATTGAAAGTTCTGAATTTATTGCACTACTTGATGTTATGGCGTTTATGGGTCAGGGTCTTGCTTTCCGCAATGACTTAAATGCCCGTGAAAACTTTATTGATACTGCTGAACGTAGAGATAGTGTTATAAAATTAGCTAATCTTGTTAGCTATACACCTAAACGTAATTTAGCAGGACAGGGTTACTTGAAAGTAACAAGTGTTCGCACTACTCAAAATATTTCAGATTTAAACGGGTTTAATTTGGGTAATGTCCCTATTTTATGGAATGATCCTGCAAACCCAAACTGGCTAGAACAATATAATACCGTTATTAACGCCACATTGGTAAACACTCAACGAGTTGGTTTGCCCGCAAATACAGCACAGATTCTTGGTGTAAAAACAGACGAATATACTTTACAAATTCCAGCAGGCACCTTACCAGTAGTACCATTATCTTCTATAGTTAATGGGTTGAATATGAATTTTGAGTTATGTAGCGTAAGCACAGTAGGTGAAGATTATGTTTATGAATTACCACCTGCCCCAACAAACAAATTCAATATGCTATACCGTAATGACAAATTAGGTTATGGTAGCCCAAATACAGGTTTCTTCTTTTACTTTAAGCAGGGTACACTGACTAATTTTGATTTTGTTTTACAGAATCAAATATCTAATCAAGTAATTGATATTGATATTCAGGGTATTAATAATACCGATACATGGTTATATCAAATTAGTCAAGCTAATGGTGCATACGGATTATGGAAAAAAGTTGACAACATTTATGCCGATGCTTATTTGCAAACTGAAAATTCTGTTAAACAAATTTATTCTGTAAACAGTAGATTCAATGACCAAGTAAGTTATATATTTGGTGATGGCGTTTTTAGTGAAATACCAGTTGGTAATTTTAGATCATATGTACGTGCAGGTAATGCACTGACCTATACAATTCAACCAACTGAAATGCAGGGCATATCAGTTGCAATTAATTATGTAAGTAGAGTTGGTAGGATTGAAACATTAACCGTTGGATTATCATTACAAGTTCCTGTATCAAATGCACAAGTTCGTGAAAGTCTTGCCTCAATTAAACAACGTGCTCCTAGTCGCTACTATACTCAAAATCGTATGGTTAATGGTGAAGATTATACTAACTTCCCGTATACATTGTATAGTTCAATTATCAAAAGTAAAGCTATTAATCGCAGTAGTGTAGGTGTGAGTAAGAATTTAGATTTGTTAGACCCTACTGGAAAATATAGTAGTACAAATAGCTATGCAAATGACGGTGGTGTTTGGTTAGATAATACTAACGGATATTCGACACTAACTATCAATAGTACAGGCGATATCATTACTTTTTTAACAGGAACATTAGCTGCTATACTAGCCGACAATAGATCACTACAATACTATACACAAAATTACACAAGATATAGTATTAATACTGCATCCGGGGATGGTACTTTATTTTGGCAAACCAGTTCAGTAGATGCAAATAGTTTATCAGGATACTTTTACAATATTACTAATGGTGCAGATACTCCTATTCCAACTGGAACATATTCTACCTACAATGCAAAATATATAACCAAAGGTGCATTGCTTAAATTTGTTGCACCAAATGGATATTACTTTGACACTAATAATAGATTAGTAAGTGGCATAGCAGGACCGTCAGATATAACATATATTTGGACTACAGTATTATCTGTAGTAGGTGATGGATACAACAATGGATTAGGTCAGTTTGCAAATGGCACAGGTCCTATAACATTAAATGGTTATGTTCCTTCTGAAGCTATTTTGACTACCGTCCTACCCTCATTCAGTAACACATTACCTAATAGTGTTATACAAGAATGTATTGTTAGATTAGATTTACAACAAAACTTCTCACTAGTTTTTAATAATTCATTAACTATTGCACAATCACGCTGGAGTGTTGATATCTATAACGCAAGTAATTATTTTGTTAATTTTGAAAGTGTTGGATACAATAGATACACCGTAACCTATCGCTCATTGGCATATTATTTTGGTAGCGTAGCAGACACTAGATTTACATTTGATGCAGGTAAATTAGTTTATGATCCTTTTTCTGGATTAATTCTACAAGATTTTGTAAAAGTATTAGTTACAAATACACAGCCTAATTCAAACTATGCGTTAAGCGAACCAGTTACTGCTAGCATAATTGGACAGACAGTTGAAAGTGACGGATATATTAATGACTTTGAAGTTGAAGTTGCTAGTATTGATGTAAATGATAGAACAATCATTGAAAATCCTGACTTCTTTAACGAAATTACTGGTTATGTTACTGGTAGCACTAACATTGGAATATATGCTTTCTTTGAACAAATACAAGATGCTATTAATTTGACAAGAGAAGAATTAATAGCATCATCAAGTTTATCTTATCAATACCCTACAAAAACACAAATTGAAGTTGTTAAGTATGAATATCCGGTTGGACAATTGTTCTATGCATATTCAGAAAATAAATTTTATATTACGGTGCAAGACCCCACAATAATAACTCCTTATTTTACATTAGTTGAACAATTACAATATAGTATGAAACCGGGACGCCAAGGATTACAATTTCAATATCGTCATAATAGTAACAATACAACACGTATTGATCCTGCAACTACAAACATTATTGATTTATATGTAGTGACACAATCATATTATACCCAGTATCAAAATTGGATACAAGATACAACTGACACGGTGCCTATGCCAGCAAGACCAACAATTAACGAATTGAGTAATCAATATGGTCAAATACAAGATTACAAAATGTTAACTGATAGTGCTATATTAAACAGTGTAGTGTTTAAACCATTATTTGGACCTAAAGCTGCGTCTGCTCTAAGAGGAACCATTAAAGTTATTAAAAATAGCAATACCAATGCAAGTGATAGTGAAATTCGTAGTGCAGTATTGACACAGATGAATAATTATTTCAATATCAACAATTGGAGCTTTGGTGATACGTTTTATTTTAGTGAATTGAGTGCATATATTCATAACCAAATAGGTGAACTTGTCAGTTCTTGCGTGTTAGTTCCTAACGATCCTTCACTACATTTTGGAGATTTATATGAAATTAAATGTTTGCCATACGAAATATTTGTTAACGCAGCAACATCAAATGACGTACTTGTAATCGCGGCCCTTACTCCCGCCGAATTACAGATAGCATAAGTAGTATATAGCATAGAGATTTTTACAAATGGCAACAAGAATTAGAACACTAAATTTTCTACCAGAAATATTTCAAACCAATACCAACAGTCAATTTTTAGCGGCTACGTTGGATCAACTAGTAGCACAACCAAATAATAGAAAGATTCAAGGATATATTGGTAGTAAATTTGGATATGGAGTTAATGCCAAAGACTACTACGTTACTGAACCAACAAAGACAAGAACGGATTATCAACTAGATCCGGGAGTTATTTTCTTAAAAGAAAATGAGACTACTGCTAAAGATTTTATAAGTTATCCTGGCATAATTGATTCGTTAACACTTGCAGGTGGTTTAACTGCCGACAATAATAGATTATTTAATAGCGAGTTTTACTCATGGGACTCATTTACCAATTTAGATCCAATAATTAACTTTAATCAATATTATTGGATACCAGAAGGACCTGAACGTGTAGTTATTTCTTCTGATATTGTTTATAGTGCAGATAATTTTATTGTACAACCAGATGCTAGTACATATTTGATTTCGTCTGAGACATTAGCTACTCCTAGCGCCAATCCAACACTAACACTGTTAAGA